AGATCAGAGTTAGTTAGCGCTAAATCACTTCCAAAAAAAAAAGGCGATGTTACTATATACTGGCAAAACTACGAAGAAGCAGCTCTTGACAAACCAACTTTTTGGTATATGCGCGGCGACAAGTCTATGGTTGCTACTATGGGTAAGCCTTCAGAATTTAAAGTAACATTTCCAGACCCAAAAAAAGAAAAGTCAGAAGAAGGTGATGGCAAGATACCACCTAAGGAAAAACTATAAAAAACAAGTTTTTCAAAAAAGCGTGTAATTATATAAAAAGATAAAGTATATATTAATAACTAAAGATTCAATTTTAACGCGATCATATTAAAAAAATAAAAATTATGGCCTACAAACAAATGCCCGGAAAAACAAGAGGAGAAAGCTCAGCAATACGCATGCTTACTGGCGGGGGGAAAAAAGAAATACAAGGAAAAACGAATGAGAACACACAAGCTACACCGTCCACTTTTGGTACTCTTTCGGAAAACTATAAAGGATTAGCTAAAGACAAAAATGGTAAAATAGTAAGCTTTAAAAACAACAATAACGACTTTAGAAAGTTTACAGAAAAATATATGCTACTGCCGAAAAGTAGATAATTATAAATTAACAATTAAATTAAATTAAAATGAGTAAAGTAAAAAAGATGGAGGCAACTCCAAAAACAATCACCAAAGACGAATTAGAAAAAGTAACCACGCTTCAAGGGGAATTACAATCTTATTTAGCAAACATTGGTGTATTAGAAATACAAAAAGCTAAAGCCATTTTCCAAGTTAATATGCTTGAAAAAGAAATGGACGAAGTAAAAAAAGATATTGAAGCAAATTACGGCCCAGTTAATATTAACCTTGCTGACGGAACTTACGAAGAAGTTAAAGAATAAGGTTATGGGAAGTGTTATAAGAAAAATTAGTATCGGGGCTGACTATAAAAACGAAGCAATGCATTACTCTGTTAAACAGACAGTTTACGGTGGCCACGAAATTTCTCATATAATATTCGAAGAGTCTGACAATTCTTATAATATATTTATAAAAAAGCAAGACGAGGTGATGCCATGGAAGAAGTTTAATTCTAACATGGCAATATCCGTTGAGTATGACTTAGAGTATTAATGCGGAGTATATATGATTTTATCATAAAACCAGTTGGTAAAAGATATGATAACGAGGTAAAGGTTGGAGAGCATACCTTAATAACAAATAGCTCTATAGAAAGTTTTAAGCATGTTAATAATATTGCTGAAGTAATTGAAACACCAGTTGCATTTGCAACTCCAATAAAAAAAGGTGACTTGATTGTAATTCATCACAATGTATTCAGGGTATTTTACGACATGAAAGGAACCAAAAAGAATAGTAGATCGTTTTTAAAAGACGGGTATTTTTTTTGTAGCATCGATCAAGTATATTTATATAAAAGAAATAAAACTTGGAAATCATTTGGTGATAGATGCTTTGTTGCTCCAGTCAAAAATAAAGACATTTTAAGCAGCAAAAAAACAGCTGATCTTATTGGTATACTAAAAATAGGTAATAGCTCCTTAGAGAGCAATGGAATTAATCCAGGAGACATAGTAGGATTTACACCAAATAGCGAATGGGAATTTGTTATAGACGATCAGATTATGTATTGTATGAAATCAAATGATATTGTTATAAAGTATGAACTCGATAGAAACGAAGAGGAGTATAATAGCCGCTGGGCGCAAAGCAATTAAAGAATTAGTAAAGGTAGCAGAGGAAAAGATCGTTGACTCAGAAGAAGATATATCAGCTGACAGACTTAAAAATGCTGCCGCCACTAAAAAGCTTTGTATATTAGATGCCTTCGAAATATTAAATAGAATACAGGAAGAAGAAAGTATGATTAACGAAGCAACTAAGACTTCGGATAAACCTGTGTTCAAGGGCTTTGCAGAAGGGAGATCTAAGTAATGGCTTACAAGCAAGAATTATATAGTATAGTAAAAGACTATATCAGGCCCCAAGCGATTAAGAAAAAAAATCGTTACGCAAAGTGGGAATACGGTTATGATAAAGAGCACGATGTTGTTGTTATCAGCAAAACCGGTAAAATAGGCGATATATATTTAATAAGCGGAGTGCATATTGCATTACCACTATTACAAGACAAACCTGCTAAAGGTATAAACAAATGGAAAGCAGCGGAGTATCCAAAAGAATTAAGCAAGATAAAAAGCGAGGCAGACTGGGTAAAATACCCAAATGCTTTCAAAGAAAAATGGCATGGATATATTGATGAAGAGTTTAACAGGCGCGAAGAAGGCTTTTGGTTTTATAATCAAAATAAGCCTACTTACATTACTGGTACTCACTACATGTACCTGCAATGGTCCAAGATTGATGTTGGGCAACCAGACTTTCGGGAATCAAACAGATTATTCTACATATTCTGGGAAGCTTGCAAGGCAGACAGCAGATGCTACGGTATGTGCTATCTTAAAAACAGACGATCAGGATTTTCTTTCATGGCTTCCGGCGAGACCGTTAACCAAGCAACAATATCTTCGGATGCTCGATTTGGTATACTGTCCAAATCTGGACCCGACGCAAAGAAGATGTTTACAGACAAAGTTGTACCAATATCGGTTAACTATCCATTCTTCTTTAAACCAATCCAGGATGGGATGGACCGTCCAAAAACAGAACTCGCATACAGGGTTCCCGCCTCAAAATTCACAAGAAGGAAACTTGACTCCAACGCGGTACCAGAAGAAATCACCGGTCTTGACACTACGGTCGACTGGAAAAATACAGGCGACAACTCGTACGATGGGGAAAAACTAAAGCTATTAGTACACGATGAAAGCGGTAAATGGGAAAGACCTACAAACATACTTAATAACTGGCGAGTAACTAAAACTTGTTTAAGATTAGGTAGTCGTGTTATTGGTAAGTGTATGATGGGATCAACATCAAACGCTTTAGATAAAGGCGGTAAAAATTTTAAAAAATTATACGATAGTTCTGACGTGACCAATAGGAACAAAAACGGCCAAACAAAAAGTGGTTTATACAAATTGTTTATTCCAATGGAATGGAATTACGAAGGATTTATAGACGAGTACGGCTGGCCTGTATTTGAAACCCCAAAAAAAGACACGGAGGGCCCTCACGGAACTTCTATTGAAGAGGGGGTTATTAATCATTGGGAGAATGAAGTTGAAGGTTTAAAAGACGATCCAGACGCGTTAAATGAATATTACCGTCAATTTCCAAGAACAGAACAGCACGCATTCAGAGATGAATCAAAGCAATCCATATTTAACTTAACAAAAATATATCAACAGATAGATTATAACGAAGAGTTAAGAAATAACACGATGGTTACACAAGGTAACTTCCAATGGAAAAACGGTATCAAAGATACGGAGGTAATATTTTATCCTAATAAAGATGGTAGATTTTATATTACATGGGTGCCTAACCAAGAGCAACAAAACAATATAATAATAAAAAATGGTATTAAATATCCAGGAAATGAACACATGGGCGCCTTTGGTTGTGACAGTTACGATATTAGTGGCGTCGTTGGCGGCGGCGGCTCTAACGGAGCTTTACATGGATTAACTAAATTTTCAATGGAGGACGCACCTCCTAATCATTTCTTTTTAGAGTATATCGCAAGACCAGCAACAGCCGAAATGTTTTTTGAAGATGTATTGATGGCTATGGTATTTTACGGCATGCCAATACTCGCAGAGAATAATAAACCAAGATTACTTTATTATATAAAAAGAAGAGGATATAGGGGTTACTCTATGAATAGGCCAGATAGAACATATAATAAGTTGTCTATATCAGAACGAGAAGTAGGAGGAATACCTAATTCAAGTGAAGATATAAAACAAGCGCACGCATCCGCTATTGAAACCTATATAGAAGATTTTGTAGGAGAAAAAGTGGACGGCTATGGCGATGTTTATTTACAAAGAACATTGCAAGATTGGGCTAAATTTGATATAAACAATAGGACAAAGCACGATGCATCTATAAGCTCAGGGTTGGCTTTAATGGCTTGTAATAAGCATAGATACACACCTAGAGCGGCGACGCAAAAAAAAGTGTACACTTTAGGATTTAAAAAATACAATAACGAGGGAGCTACTTCAAAAATAATATAATAAATGAATGTAAGTACAAACATTAATAGCCCATTTCCTGATCAGGTAGTAAGTGATGCTGAAAAAGCTACACTAGAATATGGTTTGCAGGTATCAAGAGCTATTGAGCAAGAATGGTTTAACTATGGCGGTGCCGGGTCAAACAGATATGCTGCTAACTGGAATAACTTTCATAACCTGAGGCTATATGCTAGAGGAGAACAAAGTGTACAGAAGTACAAAGATGAATTGGCTATTAATGGCGATTTGTCTTATCTTAATTTAGACTGGAAGCCGGTTCCAATACTTTCAAAGTTTTCAAACATAGTGGCTAACGGTATTACTCAAAAGCAATACGATATATCAGCGTACTCTCAAGATCCAGAATCTTTAAAGAAAAGAACGGATTACGCAGAAAACATTCTTTTCGATATGGTAACAATAGAAACTAGGAAGAAAGCTAGTGAAGTTATACCTATGAATCTTAGCAAGTCTGGAATTAGCGACGGAGAACTCCCTGAATCATTAGAAGAAAGAGATTTACACATGCAGCTTAGATACAAGCCTGCTATAGAAATTGCAGAAGAAGAAGCTATAAGCACTGTACTAGCTACGAATGAATTCGATCTAACAAGAGCCCGAGTTAACCAAGATTTGGTAAATATTGGAATTGGCATTACAAAAACCGCTTTTAATCCAGCGGAAGGTATTGTTGTTGATTATGTAGATCCAGCATATTGTGTTTGGTCTTACACAGAGGATCCTCATTTTGATGACATATATTATGTAGGAGAAGTTAAATCTATTACACTTCCCGAGCTTAAAAAAGAATTCCCTAATATATCTAAAGAGGAATTAGAAAGAATACAGAAGTCCCCTGGCAATCGCAGGATGGTAACAGGTCTTCAGAATTATGATTCTAATACCGTTCAAGTTCTTTATTTCGAATACAAAACATATACCGACCAAGTATTTAAAATAAAAAAGACCGATAGTGGATTAGAAAAAGCTATTGAAAAAACAGATCAATTCAACCCTCCACCTAATGATAAATTTGATCGCGTATCAAGATCCATCGAAGTATTATACGAAGGAGCTAAAGTAATTGGTACTGATATTATGCTTAAGTGGGAAATGTCTGAAAATATGACTAGACCACTAGCAGACACTACTAGAGTTGAAATGAGTTACTCTATGTGTGCCCCTAGAATGTATAAAGGAGTAATACAATCGCTTATAAGTAAGTGTATAGGTTTTGCCGATGTTATTCAGTTAACCCACCTTAAAATGCAGCAGGTATTAGCTAGAATGGTGCCCGACGGAGTATTTTTAGATGTAGACGGATTGGCTGAAGTTGACCTAGGCAATGGAACAAACTACAACCCGCAGGAGGCACTAAATATGTACTTCCAAACAGGTTCTGTTGTTGGTAGGTCTATGACTCAAGAAGGAGATATGAATAGAGGTAAAGTTCCTATACAGGAATTATCAAGTTCCTCGGGTATTGGTAAAATGCAATCTTTAATTACGGCATATAATTATAACATGCAAATGATTAGAGATGTAACCGGATTAAATGAAGCAAGAGATGGCAGTATGCCAGATGCAAACGCTTTAGTTGGCTTACAAAAAATGGCGGCTAATACATCTAACACGGCTACTAAGCATATACAAAATGCTAGTATACAGATAGCTTTAAGCACTTGTGAAAATATATCATTAAAAATAAATGATGTATTAAACTTTCCGCTTACTAAGAATTCGTTAATGAATAGTATATCTACTTTTAACGTTGAGACCTTAAAAGAGATTGAAAATCTTAACTTACATGATTTCGGTATATTCTTAGAAATGGAACCAGATGATGAGGAAAGAGCGGAGTTGCAAAAGAACATACAGATTGCTTTGCAAACTAAAGAAATTAATATTGAAGATTCAATAGATATCAACCAAATTAAAAATCTTAAGCTAGCAAACGAAATGTTAAAGCTTAAGCGCAAAAAGAAACAAGAAAGAGAACAAGCTTTGGTGCAACAAAATATTCAAGCGCAAGCACAAGCAAACGCTGAATCATCTGAAAAAGCCGCAATGGCTGAAGTGCAAAAGCAACAAGCTTTAACAGCAGAAAAAGTAGCAATAGAGCAAGCTAAGTCAAACTTTGAAATGCAAAGAATGCAAACCGAAGCACAGATTAAAAAGGAATTAATGGCAACAGAATTCCAGTATAATTTGCAGCTTGCGCAAATGAAAGCACAAGAAACAAAAGCTAAGGAAACAGAAATACAAGATCGCAAAGATCAAAGAATAGAAAAAGAAGGGACGCAGCAAAGCCAATTAATAGAGCAGCGTCAAACACAGGGATTGCCTAAAGATTTTGAATCTGCAGGTAATGACAACTTAGGAGGATTTGATTTATCTCAGTTTAATCCTCAATAAATAAGTATTTAATAATTATATAATATCATATCATGAGTGAAGTAAAAACAGAAGGGTCTTTTAAGATCCAATCTAAGCCAAAGCTAACTGACGAACAGATAGCAGCAAAAAACAAAGAACCATTAGTGGATATTCCCAGTAATGTAACTAAAGTAATAATCCCTAAAGAAGGAACAGATGCCGTTCAAAAGCCAAGCACAGATGAAGTGGATGTACATGAAGCATCCGGAGATGGCAAAGAGGTGGTCGAAGGAACACCCGAACCAGTCATTCAAGAAATTACCGAAGAAAGTAAAGAAGAAGAACAAAAAGAAGTAAAGCCTGAACCAATTGTGGTACAGCCTGAGCTGCCAGAAAGTGTTACTAAGTTAGTAGACTTTATGAAAGAAACAGGTGGTACAATGCAGGATTACATCCGACTAAACACTAATTATGACGATATAGATCGTGATGTTTTAGTAAAAGAATATTATAAAAGTACTAAGCCACATTTAAGTGCAGACGAAATTAATTTTATGATTGATGACAGTTTTGCATTTGACGAGGACATAGACGAGGAGCGAGATATCCGAAGAAAAAAACTCGCATATAAAGAAGAGGTTGCAAAAGCCCGTAAGTTTTTAAAGGATACTAAAGATAAGTATTATGATGAGATCAAGTTGAACTCATCTAGTTTATCTGAAGACCAAAGGAAAGCATCGGACTTTTTTAATCGATATAAAGAGGATCAGGAAAGAAACGCCGCTAACCATGAAAAGTTTAAAGCCAATACTAACCAATTACTTAATGAGCAATTCGAAGGTTTCGATTTCAACTTAGGTGAGAAAAAGTTTAGATATGGTATACAAAACGCTTCACAGGTAGCACAAAAACAATCAGACATCAGCAATTTTATAGGGAAGTTCCTTGGCAAAGATGGTATGATTGAAGATACCGCAGGGTATCACAAAGCGTTGTATGCGGGTGCAAATGCTGATAAAATAGCAAATCACTTTTACGAACAAGGCAAAGCCGATGCTATTAGAGATGTTGTAAACAAATCTAATAACACATCAAGTACAGCTAGAAAAGCTGCACCTATGGATAACGCTAGGTTCGGAGCATACAAAGTAAAATCAGTTTCTGGAGCGGACTCATCAAAACTAAAAATTAAAAAGTTTAAAAATTAATAACAATGAGTTTATTACCACAATTCGGAACAATAGTTCCATCACAATCGCAACAAGTACTTGCGTCAAATTACCTACAGTGGACCAATAATGGTGCTGGAGCAGGTATCCCTGGAAACTTTGCTGATTTTGCTCAGCAGTACTTACCAGAAATTTATGAAGCAGAAGTAGAGCGTTATGGAAACAGAACGTTATCTGGATTCTTAAGAATGGTTGGCGCTGAAATGCCAATGACATCTGATCAAGTAATTTGGTCTGAACAAAACCGTTTACACATTTCTTACGCAGGATGTTCAACAGGAGCAATCGCTGGAACAACACAAGTTATCAACATCAACCCTGGTGCAACAGCTAACGTAGAAAATGTAATCTCTGTAAACGATACAGTTGTTATATTAGATCCAGCTACTGGAATAGAAGCTAAAGCTATTGTTACATTGTCTACACTTGGTGCAGCAGGAAATATTACTGTTCAAAGTTTTGCAGGACCAGCTCTTACAGGAGCGGGTGGATTAGGATTCACTGCTACAGGATTAAAAGTATTCGTTTACGGATCTGACTACGCTAAAGGGTCTAACCCAACAAGAACTAGTGTAGAGCCTGTATTAACACAGTTTTCAAACTCTCCAATCATTATCAGAAACCAGTACGTTGTATCTGGATCAGATACTGCACAAATTGGATGGGTAAATGTAGCAACAGAAGACGGAACTGACGGATACCTATGGTACCTAAAAGCAGAATCTGAAACTCGTCTACGTTTCGAAGACTACTTAGAAATGGCGATGGTAGAAGGAGAAGTGAATGCTTCAACTCTTAACCCATTAACTCAGCCAGGAACTGAAGGTTTATTCGCTGCTATTAACGCACGAGGAAACGTAGAGACTGGATTTACTGCAGCTAACGGATTAACAGAGTTTGATGCTATCCTTAAAAACCTAGATACTCAAGGTGCAATTGAAGAAAACATGTTGTTCTTACAACGTCAGACTGCTCTTGACTTTGATGATATGTTAGCTTCAATTTCTACTGGAATGCAAGGTGGAGTTGCTTTTGGATTATTTGAAAATTCAGAAGATATGGCTCTAAACCTAGGATTCAGCGGATTCCGCAGAGGATCTTATGACTTCTACAAAACAGATTGGAAATACTTAAATGATGCATCTACTCGTGGAGCAATCAATGGAGTTAACTCAATCGAAGGTGTATTAGTACCAGCTGGAACATCAACTGTTTACGATCAAGTATTAGGAACTAACATCAGACGTCCATTCTTGCACGTACGATACAGAGCTTCTCAGACTGATGACCGTAGAATGAAATCTTGGTTAACAGGATCTGTTGGTGGAGCAAGCAACTCAACTCTTGATGCAATGGAAGTAAACTTCCTATCTGAAAGATGTTTAGTAACGCAAGCTGCTAACAACTTTGTACTATTCAAAGGAATCTAAGGATTCAAATAATGTAGAGATAAGGGTGCCTTCGGGCACTCTTACTTTACTTTTTAACTATTAAATTATATTATATCATGGCAAATAAAAAACCAACGGCTAAAAAAGCCGAAAAAGTAGAGGTGGCTGTAGAAGAAGTTGCAGCACCCGTAGTAAAACAAGAAAAAAAGGTAGTAGAAGAAAAAGCACCTTCAAAACCAAAATGGGAAATTAAAGACAGAATATACTACCTAAAAGGAAGATATACGCCTTTAACGTTAACAATACCAGGAAAGCACACTAGAAAGCATTCCTTATTGTATTTCGACCCCGAAACTGGTAAACAAAAAGAAATTAGATATGCAACTAATCACGATTCGCCTTTTGCAGAAGACCAAAAAGGAGAGGCTACAATGGGGCATATTATGTTTAGAGATGGGGACTTAAGAGTTCCTAAGGAACAACAAAACTTACAAAAGCTACTTTCGTTATACCACCCGTTAAAAGGTAGAATATACGAAGAATTTGATCCGGTTGAGGAAGCTTTTGATGATTTAGAAATGTTAGATTTACAAACAGACGCAGCCGTATTCGCTAGAGAAATGGATATAGACGATGCTGAGGCAATACTACGTGTTGAAATGGGTACTGCGGTAAATCAATTATCCTCTAAAGAAATCAAAAGAGACTTGCGATTATTTGCAAGAAACAATCCGTCATTATTCTTAGAATTAGCTCAAGATGAAAATGTAGGACTTAGAAATACAGCTATTAAAGCCACGGAAGCAGGCATTATTACGCTATCTCAGGACCAAAGAACATTCTCTTGGACTTCTAACGGAAGAAAGCTAATGAATGTGCCATTTGATGAAAATCCATACTCAGCAATGGCGGCTTACTTTAAAACCGACGAGGGTGGAGAAGTGTTTAGATCTATAGAAAAGAAAATTAACTAGTAGTTTTTAAAAAAACTAGGTGATTATATTATAGATGGTCAATTAATTTTAGCCGGCTTCATCACTGGGGCCGGTTAATATTTATAATAAAAAGAAATAAAATGGCAGTAAATGTAGATATAGTTTATAAAACGGTATTACTTATTCTGAATAAAGAGCAGAGAGGTAATTTAACTCCGGATGAATTCAATAAAGTTGCTACGCAAGTTCAATTGGAAATATTCGAAAGTTATTTTGATATGCTTAATATACAATTACGCCGACCAGATAATGATACGGAGTATGCGGATCGTATTAAAAACATCGATCATAATATATCTATATTTAAAGAATACGGCGCGGCAACTTACGTGCCAGCAGGAGGGTATTTTACCCTACCAACAACCTCGGGAGCAGGGGTAGCTACACAAACGCTCACAGGAAATGGAACTTCTATATCATTTCCTTTTACATCAATATCTTCTTCGCAATTACAAACAAGTGTTATTGCAGTTACAATAAATGGTGTATCAACCACGGCATTCACTATAAGTGGTGCTAATATTATATTTGATTCTATACCAGCTTTAAATGACGCTATAGTTGTTACAGCAACTCCACAGGACTTTTACAAGCTAGGTACAGTTATATATAAAGACTCTAATGAAGCTCAGCTATCACAGCGAAATGAGCTTCTATATATAAATAACAATCCTTTAATTGCTCCAACTAAAACGTATCCAATATATTTGTTTGAAGAGCACAAATTATATTTGTATCCGAATACCATTACATCGGATATAAATGTTAGTTATTTAAGAAAACCAGTGGATGTTACTTGGAACTTTACTATTCCAACCGGACAAAATTACTATCAATACAATCCTACTAACTCTGTAGATTTTGAGTTAAATAAAACAGAACAAACTAATATTATATTAAAAATATTGCTTTATTCTGGTGTAGTAATACGAGATCCTTCGATAGTAAATGTAGCAGCACAACAAGTGCAACAAGAAAATCAACGCTCAATAATGTAAGATATGCCTATACCTAATGGTGGTTTAATAACCGAAACAAATGAACAATACTACGCTGGAGCACAGCGATTTATTTCAAGCGGAGCTACAACTTTTACAACTACGTTTAATACTAATCTAGTCTTTGGATCTTATGATCCTGCAAATGCTGATTATGGATTAAACAATTTTAAATTATACACTAGCCCCTCTGGATTGCCAGGAACATACACTGAATATATATTAGCGTACACTGTTGCGGACAATATTATAACTTTTGGCGTAGCTCCTGCCGCAGGTGTTTATATAGCCGTTCAACTTAAAGCGCTAAACGGCGGAAACTTTGGGCTTGAAAATGCTTACGGTGATGCAGTACAAGAAAATTACGGAAGCTACTCATACACTTCATTAAACGATGTTATTAATGGGTTTATTGCTACTTATGTAGGCGAGCATAAATTAATTGGTGATGTTAAAAGAACCGACGTTATATTTCATGCTAAAAGAGGTTTGCAAGAGTTTAGCTATGATACATTAAAAAGCATAAAATCACAAGAGCTTACAATACCACCTAGTTTAAGTGTGGCAATACCTCAGGACTATGTTAATTATACAAACATGTGCTACATAGATAAAATGGGTGTAAAGCAGCCTATATATCCAGCAAATAATTTAACAACTAGCCCTTACGAAGTGCCTTTACAAGATGAAGAAGGCTTGCCTACACAAGACGGATTTGGCGACAACTTAGAAGGATCATCAATAACAAATGAAAGATGGGCTGCTGCAAATGATAGATTATTAAATGGGAATATAACACTTGATGATTATTGGTCTTACGGCAATTACCTTACAGGTAATCCTTTTTATGGCCAACAATATGGCAATGAACCACAATATACGCAAAGAAATGGTTGGTTCAATATGAATGAAAGAGATGGTACAATAGCTTTTTCATCTAATTTAAAAGACAAATTAATAGTACTTGAGTATATATCTGATGGATTAGCTTATGACTTAGATGCTAGGATACCTAAGATGGCCGAAGATGCATTATATGCTCACATATTATATTCTATACTAGCAAGCAGAATAAACCAACCAGAATACGTTATACAGCGTTTAAAACGAGACAGAGCAGCTAAGTTAAGAAATGCTAAGATAAGATTATCTAATATTAAGTTGAACGAAATAGTTCAAGTAATGAGAGGCAAATCTAAATGGATTAAATCATAATTGAATGGCACAGGAAATTAAAAACACATTTCTAAAGTCTAAGATGAATAAAGATCTTGACGATAGAATATTGCCTAACGGTGAATATAGAGATGCTCGGAATATATCTGTTGGTAGATCCGAAGATAATAATGTTGGTGCTTTAGAGAATATATTAGGTAACGAACTTGTTACCGGTACAGATATAGGTGCTAACTTAACTGTTATAGGTGTTTTAAATGATAACTCTAATGACAAGTTATTTTTATTTTTAACAGATTACACAGATCCTGATTCTGCCAGCCCAACAAATGCTCCGTCAACTTCAAAACATTATATATATTCATACAATAGTGTTACAGGAAATTACACTCTTTTAGTACAGGGCGAGTTTTTAAACTTTTCAAAAACAAATCCAATAATAGGTATTAACTTAATTGAAAACCTTTTATTTTGGACAGATAATAGAAATCAGCCTAGAAAAATCAATGTTAATCTAGCTGTTACTTTTTCACCTTTTGTGGCGGGAGAAGATTATTATAAAAGAGAACATCAAATATCTGTTGCTAAATATAACCCCTATCAGACTATTGAATTATACAATAGAGCTGATTTGCAAGTTTTAGCGGGAGCAACTACTACTTTGATTGAAGTAGCTGGTGATAGATTAGCCGAATTAACACCTTTTATAGGCGCCACGGTCGTGTGTGCCGAAGCCGCAACTCCAACATACGGTACTGACTATGTTAAGGTTACGAACGTTACCTTAATTGCTACAACAGGCCCTACAAGAATAGCCCTTTCGCCCGCATTAAATGCAGCGCCGACTGTCAATCAATATGTATCGCTCATAAAATCCACTATGAGTAACAAGAACGATGACAATACTTGGCCTGGAGATCCGGACTTTTTAGAAGATAAATTTGTTAGATTTAGCTATAGGTTTAAATTTGATGACAATGAGTACTCTTTGATGGCACCATTTACTCAAATAGCATATATACCAAAACAAAATGGATATTTTATTGATGGAGATGAAGATGCAGCCTACCAATCAACTATAGTGGGCTTTATGGAAAACCTAGTTCAAAATATTGGATTAATTATTCCTTTACCTTGCTCTGCTAATAACTTAGTATCTGATTATAAAATTAGCGAAGTAGAAATATTGTTTAGAGAAAGTGATGGTATTGCTGTTAGGGTATTAGATAGTGTTGCTTCCGGGGATATATCAGGAGAAATTGGTGCTGGTAATTATTATACCTACGAGTACCAATCAAGAAAACCCTATAGAACATTGCCAGAAGCACAAACAGTGCGGGTGTATGATAAAACTCCGGTAAGAGCATTAGCTCAAGAATCATCCGGTAACAGAATAATATATGGTAATTACATAGACCAACAAACACCACCAGACTCTATAAATTATAATTGTAGAATAGCTAATAAATCTAGTACAGGTGTTTATAATAACTTTATAGAATATCCAAATAGCTCTGTTAAAAGAAATAGAAATTATCAAATAGGATTTGTATTATCTGATAAATTTGGTAGGCAATCGCCTGTAATATTATCTTCAGTAGATGTGGGGCTAGAAAATAGTGGGCAATTTTATGCGGGGTCAACAATATACAGCCCTTACGATTTAACTTCAGGGGATACGGATCCTATAACTTGGTTTGGGGACGCTATTCAAGTTCTTATTAATGAGCCAATAGCATCGGAAATAGATTCTTCTACGGGTACGCCCGGATTATATGCTATAGAACAACAAGCTGCGTCTACGGGTAAAGGATTTGCAGTGTCAGCAGGATTTGTAGGAACGCCCCCAACTATATCTGGAAATACATATACATTTACATTAGATGATGGTGTTGGAAGATTTCCAAACAACGTGAATGTGCCAGTAAAAGATGCTCAAAATTATTTAAGAGGTGCTTACGAAGACTTCGTTGAAGTTACAAACGTTGTAAATACAGTAGGTTCTATCTATGTAGTAACAACAGATGGTCAAGTAAATGATCTTTACTTGAGAACTGACAATATACCAGCAGGCGATCCTGATTTAAAATTTGCATATACTATTAATGATTTAGGATGGTACAGCTACAAAATTGTTGTTAAACAAACTGAGCAGGAATACTACAATGTATATTTACCTGGTTTAACTAATGGTTATCCTGGGCAAGTTACTACTAAAGCTACCACTAATGGTGCTTTTCCAACAGATGAAGTAAATTTAACAGCGCACACTGTACTATTTAATGATAACATTAATAAAGTACCTCGTGATTTAGCAGAAGTTGGGCCTGATCAAAAACAATTTAGAAGCTCTGTAACTTTATATGGTAGAGTAACTAACACTTTAGGCACCGTAGCAACAACATCTAATGAACAATACTATCCTAGATTAGTTGCTACAGGTAAAAACGCTATCGATCACACAGCAATAGCAATAGCGGCAGCTGACGATTTTAACATGAGCTTTAGCGATCTTTCTACATCAGTCTCTGCAGATTCTACTAATGGTATTAACGGTAATTTAGCATTTTACCAAATAGAAACTAAGCCTTTAATAGCTAGAATATCAACAACTGAAAAATCTATTGGCGCTACTGTTAATAACAATACTGCACTTGCTAGTAATATGTTGCCTTTCTTAGCGATATACGAAACGGCTCCTGTTGAGTCTTTTCTTGACATATATTGGGAAACCAGCTCAGAGGGATTAATAGTTGATTTAAACACAGATATTGCATCTAGTAATTCAGGCGCAGTTGCATTCTCTGCGATTACGTGGGACTTTACAGAAGCAATAACACCTAACACGGTAGTTACTAATTTTTTCCAGCCTATAGATAATACAGGTGCAACTTATGTAGCTACTCCAACAGCAGAACTTGTGTCTGCTATAAACGGAGTAGGCGGAGATGTTGATTTCTTTAAATTAAATGCAGGTGCTGTAGGAACAGCTAACGAAGGTAAATTTCAATTAGAATATACCGGAGCAGGTATAGTTTATACCTCAACAAGTCCTTTAGTTGATATCTATACTTTTGTTATAAGAGTTACCACGTCTACAGGAGATATAAGCGATATTCAAATAGGTGGTGAAATAGGAGCCATAGGGGCATTAAAGAACCTGCAGCCTAGCTTTGGCACTATATCTAACAAAGTTAAAACGGTAAATGATCGTATATTAATACCAGCGTCTGATTGGGCTACTGCATCAAATGGTACGGCTTTAACAGGTGATTCTAAAAAACAACAATTAGTATATTCGTTTACCGGTAGTGGAATTCCTGATAACTGGGTTATGGATCCTAACAACGGAGAATTAACACAAGCAACGCCAGCAGTCAATACTACAAATGTTCCAGGAGTGTTTGCTGGTAATCCTTTAGGAATTTATACTATAAACCTTAAAATAGAAGATGCTAATGCGGTTGGAACCCCTGTAGGTGCTGCCTCAGGATATACGTCATTATTTGCACAACAAACTGGACTTACAATTAGAATGGAACCAGCTGCGGTAAATACCGGTGCTAAGAGCACCTCTTGTGTAATTGATCCGCCTTCGGTGGGGGCGGCTACTATAACTGGAGACGGGGTTATGGGACCAGAAAATTTTAATCAACTAGTTAGCTGTATTTATTATATAGCCGATACTAATTTAACTTTAGCAGGTGATTTAATATATGATAATAGTACGATACCTAATCCTGATACAGGCATAGACATAAACGTTGTAAGTTATAGAATAGGTACAGAATCTCACAAAAGCGGGACCATAAGTTTTAGCATAAATACATTATCTCCTTGGAATGGCAATGCTGATAATGATTTTAATATGCCGGGAACAACATTTTATTACCGTGCAGTAGGCGAAACAGAATGGAGAATTTTACCTAGGTCATTAGAATCCAACAGGGTTGGTACAACTTCACCCGTGATTGATGTAGATGCCTTGCAATCTCCCTTGAGAGATGCGCCAGCGCCTGCAGATCAGCCAGATGCCGCGAATTTTAATAATTCAAATTACAGGATAAACGACGCGGGTACCGACGATGTATGGGTACAAACTGTAAGAGCGTTTAATTACAATGATATTATAGGAACTTTTGGTATTGTGGGTGTTACAGGAATAGAATATGCTATCCTAGTTAACAGAGTAAGACAATATGGATCTTCCCCTGGGTCAAAAGCTAACGGGTTAACAAGATCTTGGGTAGTCGCTGACGATTTAGAATACCCTACATGCGTTCCGTGGCAAGGTAAAAATTGTGTAGTAGAAAACGGAGGCGCTGGAAACCTTTTTAAATATAACCGTTCTGTTCAAAGTACTGGTTCTACATTGTTTCTTAATACTACTGCAGGAAATATATTTGCAAGAAGCCCTTACGGAGATTATGTTAATGAGTTTTACACCGATGCAACTAATTTTACCCCGTATATACCTGCTTCGGCATCGTTGCCATACGTAAATATATTAATGGACAGAGTGCTAACAGTTAGTACCCTTGCTCAATGGACTACTCTTAGCGATGGTAATCCAGGTACACCATCAACTCCTATTGACTTACAATGGGTTGTAGGATATGATCAGCAAGGTACAAAATTGGTATATAGTGATATAGCAGACGGTGTATCAGCTGTTCAAGTTTCAAGTGATCCAACACCTCCTTTTTCACGGGATAAGGGTACATTAAGAATATCTAAAAATTAAAGTTAATGGCAAAAGTTATAGAATTAAAATACTTTAATACTTTTTGGTTAAAAAAGATTAAAAGCATTGTTGACGTGGTGCCATCTACTACAACGTATACTTCTAATGTGGGAGCTACATTTACTGTTGCAGCTGTTGCGGCGTCAGAAATGAAAGTAGGTCAACAGGTAACTATAGTCGACGGGGCTAATACTTATAATAGTTATGTAAAAGAAAGAAATAGCAATACAGAATTTGTAGGAGGCGCGGCACCTACTTTTACTATTACAGGGGGTGTAACTATTAATTTTGGTAAAATAATAAACTTTGATCAAGTACCTTCTGCCTATGCTGGCAGCCTTGCCGATGATTGGCTAATAGAAGAATCTAGAATTAGAGGGGGTTACAATAACACATCGGTGGATTATGGAGTTAAAGCTTATTTAGTGGAGGATGAGCCTGATCAATCACATAGGTTTAGTTCGCTTATACATTCAGGTATATTTAATTCAAGAACAGGTGTTAATCAAACTAATCAATTTTCTGTTGGTGAGGATATAACTAGAACAATAGATCCATCTAATGGTTCGGTGCAAAAGTTATATGCGGAGGACACTAACTTAATAATATTCCAAGAAAGCAAGGTAAGTAAATCTTTAATAGATAAAGACGCAATATACTCAGCTGAAGGAAATGCTACAGTTACAACAAGACCATTAGTTATAGGACAGAATGTTGCTTACGCTGGAGAATATGGGATAAGCACAGACCCTAGGTCTTTTGCTGTAAACGGTTATAGAAAATATTTTACAGATAGAGATCAAAACGTTGTTTGTAGATTATCAATGGATGGTATTACGGTAATCTCTGATTACGGCATGACAGATTACTTTAGGGATGCATTGTCAACAGCGGGGCCATCAACTAATATAACAACAAACATAGTGGGTGGTTGGGATGCTCATAATAAACAATATGTCCTATCAATACCTAAAGGCATAGTAGCCGGAAAAGAAACTTTAGCATTCGATGAAAGGTCAAAAGGTTGGACTAGTTTCTTCGATTACGATCCAATTCAGGTTATAAGTTTAAATAATGACTTTTTTACCACAAACGACGGTAAATTATATAAACACTATCCAACTAATCCGCCATCTAGGGCCACGTTTTATGGTACAACATATAATTCAACTGTAACATTTGTATTCAATGGAGCGCCATCTATGGTTAAAAACTTCCAGACAATAAATTACGAAGGTGATACTGGTTGGAGAATGAGAACCTTCACGACTAACACAGATAACGCATTGTCAATATCTGAAGCGGTTTTTGCTACAACATTAGAAGAAATGCAAAATTCGTTATTGGTAAATAGTTTTAAACTGAAAGAAGATAAATATTATGCTGATCTTGTAAATGATACAGCTTCTCAAAGCGGCGAGGTCGTATTTGGAAGATCTTCTTCAGGAGTAAAAGGATTCTTTGGAGAAGTTAAAATGGGTATTAATAATACAAACGTAGGTAAAAAAGAATTATTTGCAGTAAGCACAGGATTTGTGCAATCATCATAATTAAATTAAATGAATAAAGAATTATCAACTAATTTCATAGAAAGCTTAGAAGAGTTGCAAGATGTTTTTATAGAAAACAACAACATAGAAGGCATATATGGAGACGGAAAATCTTTAGTTAATAACGAAGAATTTCCAATAACAAATAATTTTACAGACGGTTTATATATGCGCCAAATGAAAATGAAAGCTGGTAGCTTTGTTATAAGTGCGATGCACCATACAAATCATTTTTGGTTTTTATTGTCAGGCAAAGTTATTGTACAAGCCGATAACGAAACAGTAGAACATATTGCGCCGTGTTGGTCTTACTCGCTAAAAGGAACTAAAAGATTAATTAAATGTATTGAAGATTGTGTTTGGATAAATGTAATAGCTAATCCAACCAATACTAAAGATATGAAAGAAATAGAGAATAATTTTTTTTCAGCAACGCTGGAAGAGTATAATAAAAAAGAAAAATTATGTCAGGAATAATAGCAGCAGCGGCAATAGGAGCTGCAGGAAGTATATTCGGCGGAATAATGGGTGGTAGTAACGCTAAAAAACAAGCTAGAAGAGCGGCTCGTGAAAGAGAGCGCATAGGTAGGCAAATGGCCGCTTTTGAAGCCGGGCGTCAAGAAGTAATAAATCCTTTTTCCGATGTCACATCCCTGTCTGGCTTAATTGATGAAATGAGAGGAGACTTATCTAATCCATTCGCTAATTTAGGTGTTGCTACAGGCGCTGCGGAGATCCAGATGGAACAAACAGATATTGCATTAGCAAATACACTAGATGTGCTACAAGCTACGGGAGCAAGCGCCGGAGGAGCTACGGCATTAGCCCAAGCCGCTAAGCAAAGTAAGAAAGAAGTTGCTGCTAATATAGAGCAACAAGAAGCTGCTAATGAAAAGCTAAGAGCTCAAGGGGAACAAGCACTGCAAGCTAAAG